CATGCAGGCGAGGGCGAACAGATCCTCCGCCACCTCCCGCCACAGGCTGCTGCGACGGGCGTTCATGTCGCACCGCCGGCGGTGGCGATGCCCGCGGCGCGGATGGAGCGGTCCGCCTCCTCGGCCGAGATCGGCTGGCGGGGCGGGTGGGGGAAGCGCGGCGCGGCGTCGCGCAGGATGGCGGCGAGGGCACGCCAGCCGGCTTCCTCCTCGCTGCCGCGGACCAGCGTGCCCCATTCGGTGGCCTGTTCATCGGCCGCGTCGGCGACGAAGCACAGGTCCGCCCCGGTCAGGCCGGGGGCGCGCAGCAGGCGCAGGGCGAAGGCGACGTAGCCGACGGGCAGGTCCTCCGCGCGGGCCTGGAGTTCGGCGATGGTGGGCGGGGATTCGGGCGGCTGGTCGGGCGAGAGGATGAGGACCATGTCAGCGGCCCTCGGCGGCGGCGATGGCGGCGCCGATGCGCTGCACTGACCCAAGCGGATAGACGAAGCGTTCACCGCTGACGGCGAAGTCGCGCAGGTCGCGCAAAACGGCGAGCATCGTGGACGAAACGACGCGCGCCTGTCCCAACGCGACGGCTAGGTTGTCGTGTTCTGCCACCAGCGTCGCGTAACTGTTGCAGGCGTGCATGATGCCGGCCGCCAGCGCCGCATCCTCCTCCGCCGTGCGCCCATCGCCCATCGTGCTGCACGCGAAGCGGCCGGAGGCGGCGTTGAGCAGGATGAAGGGGAAGTCCCCATCCTGAAACAGCACCGGCACTTCGGGCAGGGCGGGCGCGGCGCGGCCGTCCAGCGGGTTGTCCTTCTCGTAGGCCATGGCGTCAGCCCTGCACCGCGAACGGCGGGTCGGGCTCGGCCACGGGCGCGGCGGCCTTCGGCGAGCACGCCACGAACGGCATCTCGCCGGCTTTCCATCGCTGGTCGAGCTTCTCGACGCTCTCGACGAATGCCATGACGCGCTTGCGGCCGGCACGGTCGCGGACCGCCTCGGCGGCCAGCGCCTGGCTCAGCGCGGCAAAGGCTTCGGGGATGGATGTGTCAGTCATCGGTTGCTCCGTGGCAATGTTCGTCGCGCGGCCGGCGTCAGCCGCGCGGAAGGGGCGAGGGATGATTGAGGCGGTGCTGAACAATCCGGCCTGGATCGCGGCGGTGGCCGGGCTGGTCTCCGCCGCGTGCAGCGGCTGGAACCTGTGGGCGCAGGCGCGCGACCGGGCGCGGCGGTCCCGCGATGACGATCCGGAATTCGAGGTCACGATGCACCCCTGCCGCGGCTGGCCCGGCTGGTGGGAAGTGCAGATCGTCGTGCGGAATTTCTGGCGGTCGCGCCTGCTGCTCGAAAGCATCACGATGGACCGGCCGCGCGGCGCGAAGCTGATGACGCGCAGCGCGGTGGAGAAGTTGGGCGGCCCGGGCGCGCGCCCCCCGGCCGCCGGCGCCGGCAGCCGCAAGGTGATGGTCGGCCTGCTGCTGCAGCCCGCCGGGCGGGACATCAAGCCCGAAGGCAAGCTGTCGGCGCGCTACCTCGGCAGCCGGGATTCCGAGGCGGTGGACCTGTGGGCCGCCCTGACCAACGATGCGACGGACATTTCGATGTCCGCGGTCTGCATCCGCAAATCCCGCAGCGAACGCCGCATGCTGTTCAGGATCCACACCGTCGTGCCGGCGAAGAACAGCAGCGAGAACGCCTGAACCAGCAACGCCATCTCGATGATCGTCATGGGCTTGCGCGGGCATCGCCGCCTCCGTCTGGTGACGGCGGTGAATGTGAGTGACATTCACAAACCAAGTCAAGCAGAAAAGTGAATAAAGTTCACGCACGCGCCAGCGGATGCTGTGCTATCGTTGGAGGGGAGGATCGAATGAAGGCAATCGCGATATTGGTTGGTGCGTTGGCGGTGGCTGGTTGCGCGACACCCTGGCAGCGATCGATGCCGGAAGTGGACCTGGCATCGGCCGTGCCCCGCGGCCAAGCGCGCGTCACCGTTCAAAGAACGATGAACGTGCTGTATCTGGGTGCGCCCGCCAATGTGGCGGTGAATGAACAGCGGGCTGGTACGCTTTGGCGTGGCGATAGCCTCACCGTCGATGCGCCGGCAGGGTCAATGGCGGTGTCGGTGTCTTCGCCCAATGGGCCGGGGCGGTGGACGACGCGGTTTCCCACGGTGTCCGGCGGGCGCTATCGCGTGGAGCTCGGCGTCCGCGGGGCCAGTTACACGTCAGCGATGATGCTCGGCTACTTGGGGGCTGCTCTTGATGCCGCGAGCAATCCTGAACAGGGCGGACTGTTTCAGCTGGCCGTCGTCGCCGCGGACCCGCCCCTGGGTACGCCAGGACAGGTGGCGACAGATATTCCCACACCTGGAATGTACCAGACGCCGGAGGCGCGCCGCGAAGCTCTGGAAGAAGTTCGGCGATTAAGGCGGGAGGGGCTGATCACCGATGATGTGCTCCGCGACCAGCAGCGGCACATCCTGGGCCAGTAACGGCCCGAATCTTCTGGGCCGGGGACGTCCTACGGGCGGGGTGGAAGCAGTCCCCAATACTGGGCTGCGACTGCCAGCGCACCGATCACGGTCGGGACCGCCGCGATGGTGCTCAGGATCAGAAGGAAGATGCCGAACCCGGATGGGATCTTGTCCACCACCTTGGCCAACGACGTCATCTGCCCCTCGAGATTGGCGAGGCGGGCGTTGCCGGTGTTGATCTCCCCGCGCATCGCGCGCAGTTCCACCTTGATGTCCGCAAGCGTCGTCGCGGTGTCCCGCGCGATCTGTTCAAGGGTGGCAACACGCGCTTCCATGCCCCCAGAGTCGCCCCCGCCGCCGGCGAAATCAAGGGCTTTGTCGCGATCATGGACAATGCGGAACGGCACCGGCTTATTACGTTCCATGGGGCAGGATCCCGAGAGCGACTGACACAGCGGCGCCCGCGGCCCGCTTCGCATGGTCAATCTGGCGGGCGCGCTCGGCTGGTGACAATGCGCCCTCGGCCACATTCGCCAGGGCGCTCACCGCGCCGGCCAGGGACATGACGCAGGCGCGCAGTTCCGCCTCCCGCCCTGGCCATCCCTGATCGAGGAAGTCCTGGCGCATCGCCAGTATCGCAGCCTCCGGCGTCAGCGAGGTTGAATCTTGGGCCATGCCCACCTCCCCGCCCCCAACATGTAGGACCGCTGTCTTTTCATCCCCGTTATCCCCACAATCCACAGGCTGAGAAACCTAGACATGACCGGTTCGCGAACGGCATGTTCACGCAACGTTCACGGCCGGGGAGGTTGGAGATGGAGAGTGGCTTAGGGGGCACGGTCATTCGGTTCCCGCGCGCGTTTGGGGGTATTCGCGGCGCCGGCCCGCTTCCGCCGCGCCGGCTGGAGGCCGCCGCCGCTCTCGCGCAGAACCCGCCGGAAGGCTGCCTCCAATGCCCGCTCGTCGAGCTGGTTGCCCGGCTGCTCACCCTTCACCGGCAGGCGGGCATCCGACCAGCCGAGTAGGTAGTCTGGGCTAACCTTGTAATGCCGGGCGATCTTGATCAGGTCGTCGAGCATCGGATCGATAAGGCCGCGCTCAAAATTCGAGATCATGGCGCGGTCCTTTTCGATGACCGCGGCAAGGTCTTCCTGGACTTCATTTGCCTCCTTGCGGAGCGCCTTCAGGCGGTGCGGAACCATGTGCGCCATGCGCGCATTGTGAACGGCGGTCACGGATGATGTGGGAATAGCATTCACATTTGTGCTTGACCGAAAACGTGAACTGGGCTCACAAATCTGCATGAGCTTTGACGAGATCATTGCGCGTGCTGGCGGCGTGGTCGCGCTTTCGCGGGCGACGGGCATCAAGCCAAGCACCATCTCCAAGTGGCGCGGCGCGAAGGGCGGCATACCGGCTGAGCGCGTTCCCGAAGTATCCCGCATCACCGGCATCCCGCGCCACGAACTCCGCCCGGACCTTTGGGAGGCGCCAGCCTCCGCCGCGCCCGCGTCGCCGTCCGCACCGCCGCGAGAAGCCGCGAAGGTCGCCTGACGATGCGCCCGCATCCCCGCTCACCCTCCAGCACCGCAGGAACGATGTGCCATGCCGGATGATCCTTCCGCCACCGGTATCCCGTCCGCGCCGCTGCCGGCCGATGGCGTGATCCGGTACGTGTTCGCCGCGCCCGGCGCGTTCGAGGTCGGGTACGCCACGCTGCGCGCCGGCACCTGCGTCGCCCAGAACACGCTCACCAGTTCGGATGACGGGCGCGGCATCATGCCTCCGGCCGTCCTGTCCGCTGATGGTAATCCGGCAGGCTGCCGTCTCTTCTTCGCCGTGGTGGGTCGCTGATGCTCCCCGCCAGCATGAAGCGGCGCCGCCTCTCGGCTCATCCAACCAGCATCGCGCACCTTCGCGCGGAAGGGGAAGTGCCATGCGCGCGTTGATCGGCCGTACTCTCTGGTGGTTCCTGGATGCCGCGCCGTCCGCCGATGAGCAGCGCGACGTGCGCCATGATCGGACTGGGCAGATGATGGCGCGCGACGCGTACGAGCGCGAGCGTTTCGCCAGCCTCTGCCAGCGATACGACCAGATGGTGGTTGTGGGCACCGTCACGCCGGAGCGCCGCGATTCGATCATCGCGGAAGCGCGAGACCGTCTGACAGCATTCGAAGCGCGGTGGCGAGGTCGTGAACGCTTCTGGCGCCGCGCAGCGGCAGTCTGGAGGTCCCGTCGGTGATCTTGGCCAGCTCGTTGTCGATGGCGCCACGCCATTGCTCGCAATCGTCCAATGGCATCATGCGCCCCAGCATGGTCATGGCCGCCTCTAAGGCCGCAATCCGGGCGTGCAGGGTCGGAACATCCATCGCATCCTCCATGGGTTTGGTCGCACATCCCATGCTGGCGAAGCCCGGGCGGGGTCGCAACGATCCCGCCCGGGCGGGCCGCCCCCAGTGTCTCGGTGTTCATGGCGCGACCCTGCCACCCGCAAGCCCGGCGATCACGCGGAACCCTTCCGCAGGTGCGGCATGAGCGGCGCCGGCACCGCCCCGGTGGACCTCGCGGCGTTGAAGACCGCCGCGCGGCGCCTGGTGCACCTGGCCGGCGGGCTCGAGGCCGCGGTCTCCGTCTGCCGGGTGAACAAAACCGCGCTCGCCGCCGCCTATGACCCGCATCAGCCGGAGCGGTTCGTCCCGGTCGATGTGGTCGCGGACCTCGAATTGGTGGTGGGGGAACCGACCATCACGGCGGTGCTCGCGCGCCTGTCCGGCCATGCGCTGGTGCCGCTGGCGCCGCCCGGCGGGCTCGAGGCGCAGGCGCTGGTCGCGGTGTTCCGCGGCGCGTCGGATGTCGGCGCCGCCTATGCCGCCGCCATGGCCGATGCGCGGCTGTCGCGCGCCGAGCGCCGCGGCATCGCGGACCAGCTGCTGACGCTCCAGGCCGCCTGCATGCAGGCCGTCGGCGCGCTGTTGCAGAACGAGGAAGGGGACAGGCGCGATGACCTGGGATGACGCGACGGACGCGCGGCTGCGCGCATTGTGGGCGGCCGGGCATTCGACGGCCGAGATCGGCCGGATGATGGGCCTGTCCAAGAATGCCGTGGTCGGGCGCGCGCACCGCACCAAGCTGCCGCCGCGGCCGAACCCCGTGACGGCGGGCGGCGGCGCGCGGTCGCATGGCGTGCGGCCGCCCACCGCGCGCGGCGCCGCCATCGTGGCGCAGGCGCGCCAATCCACCGAGTTGCTGCGGGCCGAGGCGTTCCGTCGTCACGCGCAGCAGGGCGGCGGGGTCTCACTCCCTGGCCCTGTCGCCCGCCATATTCCGGCTGCGGCCGGTATCCCTGCCACCGTGGGTCAATCGGTGAATGTCGCTGGCTGCGACATGGACGTTGCCTCCCTTCACCTGCCCCCGGCCGTGGCACCCCCGCGGCCGGGGGGCTTTTTGGCGAATGGTGGGGCGCGTGGCTGCCGCTGGCCCATGTGGAACAACGTCGAGCGCGCGACGCAGGTGTTCTGCGACGCGCCGGTGCGCCGCAAGCGGGGCGGTGAGCCCTGCGTGTATTGCGCGGGGCATGCGGCGGTCGCGTTCGTCTCCGGCCGGCATCCGTTGGATGGGGCGGTGTCGCAGGCGGGGTTTGCGTGGTGAGCGCGGGGCCGATCCGCCGCGCCATCGTGCGCCGGCTGCATAAGGCGCTGATGCGGCGCGTGGCCGATCGCCGGCCGCCCGACTTCATCATCGGCGGCGAGGAAGACCCGTACCTGCGCCGCTGGTGGGTGATTCCGCGCAACCGCTTCTTCAACGTCTACCTGCACCACTTCATGCGCAGCGACGATGACCGCGCGCTGCACGATCATCCGTGGGTCAACCTCTCGATCCTGCTCGATGGCGAGTATGCCGAGCATGTGGTCGACGGCACATGGTTGTACCGTGAGGCCGGCGACATGGTTTTGCGGCTACCGCGCACGGCGCATCGCGTCGAACTGAAAGTCGGCGTCATCACCGGTCGCAGCTTTCCTGTCTGGACGCTGTTCATCACCGGCCCGCGCGTGCGTGAGTGGGGTTTCCTGTGCCCGCAAGGCTGGCGGCATTGGAAGGACTTCACCGCCGGCGCACAGGGTGAGCGCGTGGGGCGCGGCTGCGATGACTGAGCGCCAGTCCATCGCCGTCACCGCGCTCGCCTTCCTCGCCGCCGTTCTGGGCCTCGCGCTGCGCGGGTGCGTGGCATGACCGCGCCGTGCCTCACCTGGTCCCGCGACGCGCACGGCTACATCGCCCGCTTCGGCGATGAAGGCCAGGGCGAGGCGCGCGTGCTGCCCTGGCGTGAAAGCTGGGTGTGGATCGTCGATGCGCTGCCCTTCGATATCGAGCCCGCCATCTCAAGCCGGTTTCCCTATCTGCAGGCCGCCGACGCGCAGCGCGCGGCCGAGGCGCAGGTGGAAGCCTGGCCGTCGCTGATCGAAGGGGCGCGCCGGGTATGAGCGCCACCCCTCCAGCCGCCCTCGCGCCCGACCAGATGGATCTCTGGGCCGGCGCCTACCTGACCGGCCTGCGCGCCGCCGCCGGGCTGGTGCGCGCCGCGCAGGCCGAGGCACCGCCGGCCGCCCGCGCCGCGTTGGGTGCCGCCGTCGCGGCGATCGATGCCGTGCCCGCGCCCGCCGCCATCGTCGCCCTGCCGCACACCCAGGCGCTGGAGGCGTCGATCCGTGCCGCGCTCGCGCAGCTCGGCATCGGCTTCACCGCCGAGGCGGTGCTGGTGCTGAAGGCGGCGCTGCGATGAACCCGCATTTCGGCAACGTGCTGCGGGAGCCGCCGGCCAACCTCGCCGCCGAACAGGCGCTGCTCGGCGCGCTGCTGGCGAACAACAAGGCCTATGAGCGCGTCTCGGATTTCCTGCGGCCCGAGCATTTCGCCGACGGCATCCACACGCTGATCTACGGCGCGATCGCGCGGCGCATCGACGCCGGGCAGCTCGCGGATGTCGTGACGCTGCGCAGCGAATTCGAAAGCAACGGCACGCTGGATGAGGCGGGCGGCCCGGCCTATCTCGCGCAGCTGCTCTCCGCGATGGTCGGCATCATCAATGCCGGCGAATACGGCAAGGTCGTGCGCGACACCTGGCTGCGCCGGCAGGTGATCGACCTCGGTTCGGATGCCGTGAACCTCGCCTTCGGGGCCGAGGCCGAACTGTCCGCCGACCAGGTGATGGAGCGGCTTGAGGCGCGGATGTTCGCGCTGGGGGAAACCTCCAGCGGGCGCGGCGGGGACCTGATGGACGCCGCCGCCGTCGCGCAGCAGGTGCTGGTCGCGCACAATCGCGCCGATGCGGCGAAGGGCGGGCTGGTCGGCCTCGCCACCGGCTATCGGGATCTGGACCGCATCAAGGGCGGGTTGCTGGGCGGGGAATTCATCCTGGTCGGCGCGCGGCCTGCCATGGGCAAGACCGCCTTCGCCGCCGGCGTGGCGGCGCGCGTGGCGCGGCATGGCGGGCGGGTGATGTTCACCAGCGCCGAGATGCCGGCGTGGCAGGTGCAGGCCCGCATGGTGGCGGCGAAGGCCGGCCTGCCGCTCAAGGCGGTGTTGCGCGCCTTCGTCATCGACCCGGGCGAGAATCGCGGCCGTGGCCTGAACGATGATGAGGCGCGGCGCTTCGTGGAGGCGAACGCCGCCGTGGGGCAGCTCGGCATCTTCTGGGATGCGCGCAGCCGCCCGACCGTTGCTTCCATCCGCGCCCGCGCCCGCCGGCTGAAGGCGCGCGGCGGGCTGGATTTGGTGCTGGTGGATTACCTCGGCCTGCTCTCCTCAGGCATGGAGGGTTCGCAGTTCAACCGCAACAATGAGCTGTCGCAGATCAGCGCCGACCTGAAGGGCATGGCGGTCGAGCTGGATGTGCCGGTGATCGCGCTCTCGCAGCTCTCCCGCAAGGTCGAGGACCGCGACGACAAGCGGCCGATGATGTCCGACCTGCGCGATTCCGGCAGCCTGGAGCAGGACGCCGACATGGTCGCCTTCCTGTACCGCGAACACTACTACCTCCAGCAGGGCATGCCGACGCGCCGGGAGAAGGAATCCCCCGAGCAATTCGAGCAGCGGCTGGCCGGCTGGGGCGCGCGCCTTTCGGCCAGCGACGGCCAGGCGGAACTGATCATCGCGAAGCACCGCCAGGGCGAGACCGGCACCGTGCCGCTGGCCTGGGATGGGCGGCTGACGTGGTTCTTCGATCAACGGGATGGCGGGTCTCATCCGCCTGGAGGGCAATGACGTGAGCAATGGGGTTGCGGCTGATCGGTTGATCAATCTTGTCCAGCGTGTCGAGCGGCTGGAGGAGGAGAAGCGTGCGCTGACTTCGGATATCGCTGACATCTACAAGGAAGCGAAATCCGCTGGCTTCGATCCAAAGGTGATGCGCGCCATGATCCGTGAGCGGCGCATGGCGGAAAGCGAACGCGAGGAATGGCAGGCGCTGTGTGATGTCTATCGCGCCGCGCTTGGTATGTTGGCTGGCACGCCTTTGGGGGAGGCTGCACGCAAGCGTTTCATGCCGCCCCCGCCTGCGGAATCTGGCGAGGACATCGAGCAGGCGGAGGCGGAACCTACTGTGCCGGCGGAGGCGTCGGCCGAAGATCTGTTGAGCGCGCGCGCCGCGGGTGCCGCAGCGGCGAAGGAGGGACGCAAAGTCACAGAAAATCCGCACGCGGCCGGCGATCCGCGCCGAGCGGCTTGGGATGAAGGTTGGTGCGGCGCGGCAGGTTCGGATGGGATGGATATCCCGCCGGCATTCCGGCGCGCCACACCCCGCAAGGGTAAGCCGAGCGGCAAGGGTGCGGGCGCATGAGTCGCGAAGCGCGCGGAGCCTCGGCAGTATCCAAGCTGCGCAACATCCTGCCGCGGGATGTCGAGGTTCGCGCCCCTGCTGATGCGGAGGAGCCAATCCTGGCGCCTGCGGTGCGCGGCGCCCTTTTCGAATGGATGACCGAGCTCCGCGCCGCCGAAGAACTGCGCGCGGTTGGCCTCTCCCCGCGATCGACGGCGCTGCTACATGGACCGCCCGGCTGCGGCAAAACGACGCTGGCGCATCATCTCGCCGCGCGACTTGGTGTGCCTATGGTGCTGATCGGGGCCGAAGCTGTCCATGGCTCCGCCTACTTCGGTGAATCAGAGAAGGGTGTGCGGCGGATCTTCGACGCGCTGATCGAGTCCGGCACGCCAGCCGTGGTGTTTATGGATGAAATGGAATCCTGGGGGGCGAACCGCAAGATGAACAAGGGTGGCGGCGCGGACAATGCGCGCACATCCACCCTCGGCGTCGTCTTGCGCAAGATCGAGGAGTTTCGCGGTGTTCTGCTTGGAGCGACCAATCGCCCGGAAGATATAGACCCGGCTCTGTGGCGCCGCTTCGGCTTGCAGATGGTCGTTGACCTGCCGACCGAGGATGAGCGTTTCGCGATCTTGGCGCGCTACCTCAGTCCATTCGTGCTTCCGGACGATGCGCTGGACGTCTTCGTGGACCTGACGGATGGCGCAAGTCCCGCCCTGCTGCGGGGCCTTATGGAGGGCTTGAAGCGGTCTCTGGTCTTGGCGCCGAGAATGAATCGACCGGCAGCCGCTCTTGAGTCGTCGCTGCGCGGCATCTTGGTCGCGCTTCAGCCGCCGCCGGAGATTCCGCCGCCGGCCCTGTGGGGTGCGACTGAATCCGCGCTGGCTGAGCTGGCCTCGGTCCAATGGCCGCCTGAGCGGCCTGCCGCGTGAGCTGCGGGCGGGGCGCTCCGGCACCCCGCCCGTTTCGGTTTCCTGGGTTTCTGACGGGGGCTTCCATGGGTCGGCGCTGCCATTGCGACAAACTGTTCCGCCAGCTGGAGGAGGATGTGCGCCTACGCACCCTGCCGATGGCCGCGCAGATGCTGTGGCTGCGCCTGGTGCGCCTGGCCACCACCACGCCGGGCTTCGATGGGGTTTTGCGCTTCGGTTCCGAGTTCGGTTTCCTCATCTCGGTTTCTCTCGCGGTATCCTGCGCCGAAACCGAATTGGAACCCGCGCTCGGCGCTCTCGAAAGGCGAGGCCTAGTCGAGCGCACCTCCGATGGCGAAGGCCTCCGCATCCCCGATGCCGAACCGGCGGCGGCACGCTCGGAAGCCGCGCGGATCAACGGTTTGCGCGGTGGTCGGCCGCGCCGCGGGGAGACGCCAGAGGCCGCCCGGGAGCGTCGCCAGGGCAACCTGATGCTGCCCATGGCGGGCGGTGCCGGCGAAACCCAGGAAACCGAAACCGAACCCAACGGCGAAAGCTCGCGCACGGCTGCTAAGCCTATAGCTATAGAAGCCAAGCAAGCAGCCGTGCGCGAGGCGGAGGAATGGGTTTCCCTGGGCCGCGAGATCGCCGACGCGATCGGCCTTGACCCAGCCCGCGGCCACCACTCCGCCCTGCCGGTGAAGGGTTGGATGGAAGCCGGCGCCTCGGCCGAGCTGATCCGCCGTGTGGTGCAGGCCCGCGTCGCCAGCGCGAAGGAGCGGATCCGCTCCATCGGCTACTTCCGCGATGCGGTGATGGAGGCGATGCAGCGTGAGTCCGCGCCCGAACCCGCGCCGGTCAGCGGCTACGAACAGGCCTGCCGCGAATGGCAGCGCAACGGGGCGCAGGGCGCGCCGCCGTCGCTGGCCGCGTGGCGTGCGCAACAGGCAGCGGCGTGATGGAGGGCAGGGCGATGGATGGCATGCTGACCACGGTGGTGGGTGAGATCGTGCGCGATGACGGGCCTTCGCCCTTCGTCTGCTCCGATGCCGAGGCGCTGCGCGCCGTCAGCGCCGCGCACGCGGCGCAGATGGCGCGCGAAGCCGGGGAGATCGCACGGCGTTGCCAGCCCCGCACGGCGTTCGACCCGGCCGAGGCCGCGCGCGCTGCCGAACTGTATCATCGCCAGCGGGACCAGCGGCGCGTCTTCCACGCCGATCGGCTGCGTGGCCTGCGCGATGCGGGTCGGCTGACGCAGGCGCAGTACGTCGCCTCGGTCGAGATCGGCGACCTGATTACCTGGATCGAGGCGGGCAAGCAGGTGATCGCCCGCTCGCAATTCAGCGAACGCCTGGCGGCCAGCACCAGCACCGTCGCGCTGCATCAGCGCCTCGAGGAAGCGGAGCGTCTGCGCTACGGCCCATGGCGTGCGTGGGCGTCGGCCTTCCCGGTGAAGCCTGCGCGCTCGCTGGAGGATCTGGTGCGCGCCTTCGTGGCGCAAGGCCTGGGGGTTGAGCAGGCCGGCCGGGCGTTCTGCATGCACCGCCAACGGGCCGAGGCGCTGCTGGTGCGAGGGCTGGCGCGCTATGCCCAGATCGCCGGTTGGGAGGCTGCGCCGCAAGACGCTTGACGCGGCGTACGGTTTCGATGTTCATTCCTGTCACGTCTACGAATCGCGCCCGGCCGGGATCACTGGTCGGGCGCTTCGCGTTTCAGCCCCCTAGGGCTAGGGCGCGAGGGCGGATAGCACTAGGGCTGGTGCCACTAGGACTAGGGGCCGAGGGCCTCTGGCACTAGAGCTGGCGCCACTAGGGCTAGGGGTCGAGGGCCTCTGGCACTAGAGCTGGCGCCACTAGGGCTAGGGGTCGAGGGCCTCTGGCACTAGAGCTGGTGCCACTAGGGCTAGGGGTCGAGGGCCTCTGGCACTAGGGCTTGGGTCCTCCCTGGCCGTTCCCCAGCGCGGTAATTCGAGCCCCGCTTCGGCGATGTGGGTTCCAGGTTTGCCCCCCTTCGGTTGTTGTTCTTGTTGTTCAAGGGCTTAGCCAATGAGCGATGTCGCGGACCTGCGCTCGCTCGCCGAAGCGGCGACCTTCTTCGGGGTCTCGCAGCCGACGGTCCGTAAATGGATCGAGACGGGCTGTCCTGTCGCCGAGAAGGGCGCGAGCGGCGTCGCCTACAAGCTGGATCTGCGCGCTGTCGCCGAGTGGCGTGACGGCGAGCGCCGCGCCGAGGAAGACGCCGAGCGCCTGAAGGCCGAGCGCGATTCACAGCTCCGGCTGGAACTCCTCGGCGGCCAGGCGCTGACGATCGACGAAGGCAATGCGTCCCTGTCGCCCCGCGCGCGCGCCGATGCGCTGCAGGCCGAGGTCGCTGCCACGAAACTTGCGCAACTCCGCCGCTCGCTGGTCGAGGCGGAGCCGATGAAACTCTACCTCTCCGAGGTCCTGGCCACGCTGAAGACGCGGTTGCGCCAGATCCCGGACACCGCCGCGCCCGAGATGGGCCTGACCGACGCGCAGCAGCAGCGCCTCGGGGAGCTGATCGACGAGGCCCTCAATGACACGGCGGATGCGCTGGAGACGCTGACCGCCGATGCACCCGCACCTTCGTAGCGAGGGACTTCCAGGCTTCGCGCAGCCGCAGGATGTCGGCCGCGCTGCTTTCCCGGCGCTGCGCCCGCCGCGGCGCATCAGCGTCTCGGAGAGTGCGGAGAAGTGGCGGGTCCTGAAGAACCCGGGCGGCGGTTATTCCGGCCCGTGGCTCAATTCCTTCGCGCCCTACCTGACGGAGCCGATGGACGCCTTCCAGCGGCGAGACGTGGGCGAGGTGGTGGTGCTCGGTCCGTCGCAGTTCGGCAAGAGCGAGATCATCATCAACCTAATTGTGCATGAGGCGGCGGAGGGCGGCGCCGATACGCTTCTCTTCCAGCCAACCAAGGCGCTTGCGCTCGACTTCGCCGAGCGTCGCATCGAAAAGGCCTTCGACGCCTCCGACCGGCTGAAGGCCCTCCTCGGCCCTGATCGCAGCGACGACAAGCGCATGTCGAAGCTGTTCCGCAACGGTTCCCGTGCTTCGATGGGATACCCGGTGTCCGGCGAGTTGTCTTCGCGGCCAGTGCCAAAGGTCCTGCTGGACGAACTCGACAGCATGGATGAGGACATCGACGGGGAGGGGGACCCTGTCGAGCTGGCGCGGGCGCGCACCACCACCTTCGGGCG